GTCATACCCTGCAGGAGGAGTAGATTAAAAGTAAACGAGTAAAGCTATTCAACCAATCACTTCAGTGCAATCACCACAACCGGCATCAATCATTAGCAAAGTTCTTAATTGAAACAATATCAGCGAAATAGGTTTCGAATATCGGTTTTAATCCAAATGAATGGTTTCGATGATGAGGGGGGGGTTATCCCATCAAACTATGACGATATGATACTCCAACAACCTTTAAAAAAGATTTGTACCCGATTCAATAAGTTTCTAAATTTCCTTGGACTAAATTTTAAAAACCATGTACCGCATTCTTCTTTTTTCACTTCTCCTTTTGGCAAGCGTTTCCGGTCAAGCCCAAAACGGTTGTATGCTTGTCCCCATCAGCACGGAACAGAAAATTCAATCGAGCCCGCTCATCGTCGAAGGACGTATCATAGCAGTTCAATCCTATGCCGAACCCGAACTCCGGCGGATCTATACGGTGAACACCGTGCAACTTCACACCGTCTTTAAGGGCAATGCCCCAGCCAACACAATACAAGTGATCACCGAGGGCGGTCAGGTGGGACTCAACAGGATGACTGTCAGTTCCGAGAATGTGTTCAAACCGGGCGACGCCGGTCTATTCTTCCTTTATCCTGCCCGCTTCGGCTTTCAACATGATCCTGCCTCTGCATCGTCCAGCTTTGAGGTGTATGCTGCGGAGCAAGGTTTCCTGCGGTACACGGAAGATAACGAAGCTGTTGCGCCCTTCATTATCCTTCGGGAAGGGAGGACCGGAGTATTCGAACTACTCAAACGCCTGGGACTAAGCGATCCGGTCATTGTACTGCCTCAGTCGCCCACAGGTTCAGCCGGTACAACTCCCAAACAGAACGGAGGCATTTCAGTACAGGCTGTTCCAACGATCAGCGGATTCAGCCCGACAACCATCAATGCAGGTACACGCAGTATCCTGACCATCACGGGTACAGGTTTCGGTGCCACGAAGGGTTCGGGGTTTGTTGAGTTCAGGAATGCCAACAGTCCCTCCACCGTATCGTGGGTGCAACCCAACCTGAAGGATTATGTGAGTTGGTCGGATACGCAAATCCAGGTGCGCGTACCCAGCAAATCATTGAGCAATGGCCCCTCAGCCGGTACCGGTCAGATCCGCGTCACCAACAGTACCACCTCTCCCAATCAAGCTACTTCGGCATCAACACTGACCATCCTTTACTCGGCCCTCAATCTGGAATTCAACGGGAACGGGCATTTCGGAGATGTAATGAACGACAACGGATCGGGTGGTTATTCTATGAGCTTCCATACCGAATTCGCAGCCAATGCCAACGCCACCGCCTCATTTAACAGAGCATTTTTTACCTGGAAATGTGAGACCGAAGTAAATTGGGTGGTGGGCGCAAACTCCGCCATCGATACTGCTTTGAATGACGGGACCAATATTGTCCGTTTTGACAATGGAAACGGACTTCCAGCCGGTGTCCTTGGCCGGGCAACCAGTTCACTAAGTGGGTGTGCAAGCCCGAGCGACACTGTATTTTATGTCACCGACCAGGATATCGTTTTCGATGATGCAACAGTATGGGAGTTCGGACCTTCCTTACCATCCCTCACGGAAATTGATTTTGAAACGGTGGCCCTGCATGAACTCGGACACTGGCATATGCTGGATCATGTGATCAACAACCTGGCTGTGATGCATGCGCTCATCGCTACTGGTGATGCCAAGCGCGTGTTCAATACCTCCGAAATCACTGGTGGAAACGATCAAGCCATCCGATTCTTCTCCTTGGGACTGGGTATATGTGTGTCCCCCAACACTCCGATGACGGCCAATACCGTAACACCTCCTACCATCAGCATCAGTGCCAGTCAGACAAGCATCTGCTCTGGAACATCAGTAACATTCACTGCAACAACGACTGTTCCTACAGGTACCACGATCGCTTACCAATGGAAAAAGAACGGTGCCAACGTAGGAACCAACAGCTCAACGTATTCCGATGCCACACTAACCAACGGTGCGGTCATCACTTGTGTCATTACTCAAACCGGTGAATGCAACGCCGTGGTGACTTCTAACAGTATCACGATGACGGTAAACAGTTCACTTGTACCGGACATCACCATCTCTGCCAGTCCCGGTACTACGATTTGTACAGGGACCTCCGTCACATTTACGGCTACTCCGGTCAACGGCGGCACGACGCCTTCTTACCAGTGGCAGGTGAACGGAAGTAACGTAGGAACCAATAGTGCGACTTTCACAACAAGTACCTTGACCAATGGTCAACAGGTGCGTTGCATACTCACCTCGAATGCTGCATGTGCAAGTCCCACCAAGGACACCTCGCTGGCCATCACCATGACCGTGAATAGCACGGTGACCCCCGACGTTACCATCGCCGCCAGTCCCGGAACCACGATCTGTTCCGGCACCTCCGTCACCTTCACCGCCGCTCCAGTCAATGGAGGAACCACTCCCTCGTACCAATGGCAGGTGAATGGCAGTAACGTAGGGACCAATAGTGCAACCTTCACGACGAGCACCTTGACCAACGGGCAACAGGTACGATGCATCCTCACATCCAATGCAGCGTGTGCAAGTCCCACAAAGGACACTTCGCTGGCCATCACCATGACGGTGAATCCGATTGTGACGACCACAGTGAGCGTCGTTGTTTCACCCAATGACAGCATCTGTACTGGAAACACAGCCACCTTCACAGCAACAGTGCTGAACGGAGGAAGCAGTCCGACTTATCAGTGGAAAGTAAATGGCAGCAACGTCGGAACAAACTCTTCCACATTCAGTACCGCTACCCTTGTAAACAACGATGTGGTAACGTGCACAATAACACCTACAGCCGATGCCTGCAGTAATTCGACTTCGGTTACAAGCAGCGGCATCACCATGCGTGTGTTTTCTCCGCCAACCGTATCGACCACCGGATTTAACAATTGTCATCCGGAAATCGGAGGTTACACCTTGAGTTCATCTGGTACCGGCATTTTGTCGTACCAATGGTCCACCGGAGCGACCACCAGCAACATCTTGGTCACCCAACCGGACCTGTACGTACTCACGGTAACGGGTTCTGGTTGTACCGCAAGTGACACAGCTCGCGTCCATATCGGAGACTTCCGTTTCACGGGCTCGCTTATTGCGGGAGATAGCATTCAAATCGGAAGGCTTAGCCGAAACGGTGTTGAATCCGGTTGCATCACGCAAAAGAACTGTCCTGGAGTATTCAGTATCAGCAGCTCCTATTACTACGACATTCACCGTGTCCCCAATAACAATAGCGATACGGTATGCGCCGATATCCTATTGAGCGGATCTTGTACGAATCTGTGGGCAGTCGCCTATCTGAACACCTATTCTCCTTCCGCCGGCCTATGCACGAATTACCTGGGCGATAATGGTACAAGTGCCGAGTTGAACCCAAGGTTCCAAGTACGCATCCCTCCCAACGATACTGCCCTCATCCTGGTGCAAATGTCAAGCTCACTGAGCACCTGCTCCGCCTATACGCTCAGTGTCGATATTGAGCGAAACACCCAAATCACCGCAACACCCGACGATACCATTTGTTCAGGACAGTCTGCCCTACTTGGCCTGCAATCTGTTGCTAACAATTATTCGTGGAGCAACGGAGCAACAACCCCAACCATTACTGTAAGTACTGCCGGTACTTTCACCGTCACAGTCGGTTATGGAAACGTTGGATGTACGAGGTCTGATTCGCAGACCATAACCGTGGTGACTAACCCCACCGTAGTCATCAATGGTGCTGATGTAATTTGTCATTCCAATAACAACACTATCAATTTTTCGACTACCGCCAGTCCGAATGTCAGCTACTCGTGGTCGACCGGTGCAACAACCAGTAGTATCTCCACGGCCACATCGGGCACATTCACCGTCACAGTCACCGACGTCAATGGCTGCACGGCCACTGCTACCGACACGAAAAAGATCGGCGATTATGCGTTCAATAATTCGATCGGAACTTCAACACCTGTGCAGGTCGGCCGTTTGAATAGAACAGGCGTAGTCAGCAACTGCGGTGTACAGAAATCCTGTCCTTCGCTAGCTGCTGCAACTGGCAACCGATCTTATAAAACCCACTCCGTCGTCAACCACGACTTAACCAACTCAGCTTGCGCCACCATATTCCTGAAATCGACCTGCACGGATATCTTCTGCGTTGCCTACCTCAACAGTTTCAACCCCAACTCGCTTTGCACAAATTACATGGGCGATATCGGATCGTTCACCGGGGGTGAGAAATTATTTTCAATCGACATACCCCCGGGCGACACGCTGGTGCTTGTAGTGCATGCCGTCACAACCGGCGTGACATGTTCTTCCTATTCATTGCATGTGGACGTCGACCGGCCGGACGCGGTGATCAATAGTAGTCCGAACGATACCGTTTGCCAGGGAAATCCGGTAACGCTCACTGCTCCCCAGGCTGAAACTTACAATTGGGGAGGATTGGCTAGCACCCAAACATACACCACAACCCCCTCAACTCCAGCAGCCAACTACACAGTGTCCCTTACATACGGTAACCTGGGCTGTGCAGGAAGTGCTACCCAGGTCGTTACGGTGAATCCATTGGTTACACCCGATCTAACTATCGCTGCCAGTCCTGGAAGTACTATTTGTGCAGGAACATCCGTCACCTTCACCGCAACACCTGTCAACGGTGGCTCAACACCGTCTTATCAATGGCAGGTGAACGGCAGTGATGTAGGAAACAATAGTCCGACCTATACTACCAGCACACTTTCTAACGGGCAGCAAGTACGCTGTATACTGACCTCAAATGCCACCTGTGCCAGTCCGACGAAAGACACCTCTCTGGCCATTACGATGATTGTGAATCCTGTTGTCACACCCGATGTCACCATAGCCGCCAATACCGGCAGCACCATTTGCGCTGGTACCTCCGTCACCTTCACAGCAACACCCGTCAACGGCGGCACAACCCCTTTTTATACTTGGCAGGTAAATGGAAGCAATGTAGGCTCTAACAGCGCAACATTTACCACCGGTATACTGACTAACGGCCAACAGGTAAGATGTATCCTGACTTCAAGCGCCAACTGTACGACCACCACCAAAGACACTTCACTGGCCATCACGATGACGGTGAATCCAATTGTTACTCCTGACATCACCATCGTCGTAAGTCCGGACAGCATAGTCTGTGCAGGAAACAATGTCACTTTCACCGCCAACGCAGTCAATGGAGGCAGTACACCCTCGTATCAATGGCAAAGAAACGGTGCCAATGTCGGATCAAACAGTCCTGTTTATTCTCCGGGATCATTCTCAAACGGAGAAAAGGTGCGCTGTATCCTCACCTCCAATGCGACCTGTGCAAGTACAACGAAAGACACGTCCACCACCATCAACATGACGGTAAATTCAAATGTCACACCTGTGGCAATGCTGTCATGGAATGCAGCCGACACCATATGCGCAGGCACTTCCGTGACGTTTTCAATCCAGGCATTGAATGGTGGCACCGCGCCATCTTACCAATGGCAAATAAACGGAAGTAATGTAGGAAACAACAGCCCCACCTTTACGAGCAACACCCTCGCGAACGGCGATCAGGTACGCTGTATCCTCACCTCAAACGCCCCCTGTTTAACCACAACAAAAGACACATCGTATGTGGCTACCATGATTGTGGTTCCAGTAGTCATACCTGATATCACTATTGCCGCAAATACCGGCAACACCATATGCGTAGGGACTACTGTCACCTTTAGCTCCACCATCGTTAATGGCGGGAGTGCACCCGTTTACCAATGGCAGATAAACGGATTCACGGTAGCATCGACCCCCACTTACACGATCGGTTCGCTCAATAATGGCGACCAGATACGTTGTATCCTCACTTCCAATGCCACCTGTGCCACCCCGAAGAAGGATACATCCCAAATCACTATGACGGTGAATCTCTACTCTTGGCCTACTGTAACAATTGCAGCAAGCAATGGTAATGTCAGCTGCACGGGCAATCCTGTCACTTTTACAGCCACTACGGCCAACGGTGGAACATCACCCTCGTACCAGTGGCAGGTGAACGGCATAAACGCAGGCACCAACAGCCCCACGTTCACTACCAGTACCCTCACCAATGGCCAGACGGTACGGTGTATAATGACCTCGAATATCCTATGTGCAAGTCCCAGCCACATCGATACGTCGAATGTGATCACCATGACCATCAATCCGCCACCGGCGGGGGCTTCAGACATCAGCATCAGCCGCGTGCAGGGACCTCAATGCACCACTGTCAGTCAGACATTCCAAAGCACTTTAACGAATATCTATTCAGCCAGCACATACCGATGGTTCTTAAACAATGTACAGGTGGGATCAAACACTGCCTCGATCAACCTAACGGTTCAAAATGGAAATTCCATCTTCTGCGTTGTTACAGGTATAAATAATTGTGGCGCAACCGTCGTTGACACGTCAAATACAATTACGATCACCAATTTTTCAACATCAGCTCCAACACTGAGCACCATATCACCGTCATCCGGACCTACCGGCACGCTTGTAACACTTAAAGGGACTCAACTCTGGCATACTTCAGAAATCCTGTTTAATTCAATTTCCATATTCGCATTTACTGTATCGGGAGACACGATGGTTCAGTTTGTTTTACCTGCAGGGATCGGTCCATCCGGAGGTATCCGAGTGATCACAGACTGCGGATACAGCAACATGTTGATTTTCACTGTTACAACAGTCAGTGCCTTGACACTGAACGTCGAATTCCTGATTGAAGGCTTCTATACCGGTAATGGAAATATGACTGCCTTACTATTCGATGCAGGTCTATCCACGAACCCCAATGCATGCGACAGCATCACTCTTGAACTGAGATCCACCTCGAACCCATCGACGGTAGTTGCCACGCGCCAGGTGTTGCTACTGAAAAACGGTACATGCTCGACCACCTTGCCTTCATCGTTACTTGGCCAATCACTCTATCTTGTTGTACGTACCCGGAATGCGATCGAAACCTGGAGCAAACTACCAGTCACCATCGCCAATCCAACGAACTACAATTTCAAATAAAACTAGTTGAAGTCAGTTCATTGGTATCGGTCCGATCATCTGCACGGGTGGAACAGGTAGGTTGCCGCTGCCGTGAGGACCGCATACCGGTAAGCTAGTGAATTATAAAACAAAGTTTTTGAAGCCCTTGCCATCGTATCTGACAATCGACATCCCATCTACAACAAACCACAATTCACCTGAATGGTCCTTGTAGCTATACCAGATGGCATTGCCGGGCAGTCCGTCTTTGGCGGTGTAGTTGGTTAAATTGGTTCCGTCGTATTTCCATAAGCCGGCATCGATCGTACCGATCCACAAGTTGCCGACCTTGTCTTCGTTGATGGCAAAAACTCGGGCAAGGGAACCGGGCTTGTCCACCGGGCGGCCTTGTTTTAAAAACACAAGATTCTCCAACCCGTTTTCACGGGTGATGTTGCGGAGCGATTTTCCATCATAACGGAACAGTCGATTGGGAAAGAAATCTAGCCTGAGAAAGAAGTCTCCGGCGTTGGGATTGGCAGGGAATTCAGTGCCAGTGGTAACTGGTCGGCCGTTGGGAGCAGAACTCGTACCCACCAGATAACCTTCAAAACGCTCCACTGGACTGGCATCGGGTGGCAATGGAGTACCGTATTTTGTACCATCGCTCATGGGTGGTATCCAGTAAGGAGTTACGTCATAACCACTTTCAGGTACCAGTTGTTCAGCGCGATCAATGATGGCTTCGTTGGCCAGTATGGACTTGTCCACTGTGCTGATCAGATCCTTCAGTGTGGTGTTGGCTGTGCCTGCCTGGATCTGATTCAGAATCTGTTTGTATTCCTGACTATCCACCAAGGGCGTAGCTTTGATGCGCCACAGATGCGGCCACCAAGTGGGACTGTATCCTTCTGCACTGCGTATAGCATCCTTGACCACATAGAAACGTTTCAGCGCAACAGGCACAGTTTCGTCCAGACTGTAAAAATCTTTCAGATGCGGCAGCTCTATGACGTCACCGCTCATGATTTTTCGTCCCAGTCTCTGAACCATTTCATTCAGATGAAAAGTGATAAACACAGTGTCGTTCTGTAAAAACAAGCCAAACTGGCTGAGATCAAAGTCCAGATCCTGTACATTGTATATGCCTCTGAGGTTGTACACATTGGTATCGTATTTTCTATCACGATTTTCCAACAGCAACAGATCCTGGATGTTTACTGCACTCTGATTGGTGTACACTGGTTGTGTGGCATCGTTGATTGCGCTAAATTTGATAGCAGAACCAGTAACCACGGTGTTGCTCACGCTGTTGGTCAGGGTCACTGTGTTGGCAGTCTTGGCACCCACTTTGGTGTTGCTGGGAATATTGGTCCCAAACACAAACTGGCCCACGCTGACGTTGCTGGTGTTGCTGAATCGCAATATGCTGTTGCCAGTCACAGTGATGTTGCTGGTGTTCAGGCTCACAGTGTTATCTGCAGGCCCCAGATATTTGTGAATATAGATTGAAGTACCGCCCGCGGTAAACATTTCTGCAATGTTGCGATCTATAAATTTATAGTCATTTGAATGTTTGCCTTCTTGCCAAAGTGATATTCTGGGCACTGTTACAATCTCCATGATTATTTATGGTGACAGAAAATAAATAACTGTATGCCAACATTAGATGAATTGAAACAGGGTGTTTTTGACTATGTATTACTCAGATTGGGTTCTGGTATGGTGGACGTAGAACTTGATCCAGCCCACCTGGAGATGGCCTATGCCAAAGCTGTGCAGACATACCGAGCTCGTAGTCAAAATTCCGAAGAAGAAAGCTATGCATTTCTGGATCTGGTGGAAGATCAGCAGGAATACATTCTGCCTCAGGAAGTCACCACTGTGAGACAAATATTCAGACGTACTATTGGCAGCACTGGGCAGAGTGCAGGCAATCAGTTCGAACCCTTTGAAGCTGGCTATTTGAACACCTATTTGCTCAAAGTGGGTCGTACTGGTGGATTGCTCAGCTATGAACTATATACTCAGTACCAGGAAATGACTGCCAGAATGTTTGGTGGTTATGTGAATTATACGTTCAATCCGGTCACCAAGAAGCTGATTATTGTGCGTCGTCCACAGAATTCTGGTGAAACTTTCTTGCTCTGGACATTCAACATGAAGCCCGAAATCCAGTTACTCAGTGATTATCGTACCAGCAACTGGATCCGAGATTATACCTATAGCATGAGTAAGTATACGCTGGGTGAAGCTCGCAGTAAGTTTGGCCAGATTGCAGGGCCTCAGGGCGGAACAACACTGAATGGAGAATCTCTGAAGAACGAAGCCAAGGAAGAGATGGAAAAGTTGATAGAAGATCTGAAGAATTACGTCGACGGGTCACAACCTTTGACCTGGGTAATTGGATAATTGATTTTTCACCCTACTAATTGCACACTGCTAGATACTGAAGTAATTATGTCTCAACTCTATGGCATTGTGGGCAGCATAGGCAGTGGCAAAGACACAGCAGCCCGATATCTAGCAGATGCTCGGGGCTGGAAACGCTTGAGTTTTGCTGGACCACTGAAAGATGCAGTGTCGATGATTTTTGGATGGCCTCGTGATTTTCTGGAAGGACACACAGATCAGAGTCGTTATTGGCGAGATCAGGTGGATCCCTGGTGGGCACACCGGTTGGGCTACCCTGATCTCACGCCCAGATGGGTGTTGCAATATCTGGGCACCAATGTGTTACGCAATCACTTTCACACTGACATCTGGATAGCAGCCACTGAGCGTCAGGTAGCAGCCAGCTTGAATTCTGGTGTCAATGTGGTGATAAGTGATTGCCGGTTTGCCAACGAACTGCAAATGATTCGAGATCAGGGAGGAAAACTGATTGAAATCAGACGTGGAGCCTCTGCTGACACACTGCCTTGGGCGGTTTGTGCTCAACGCCAAAACTTGGCGTCAGCCTCAGAGTTAGCTGACCTCAAACAGCAGGGTCAAGTCATGGAGGTCCGGTATCCTGAAGTGCATCCCAGTGAGTGGAGCTGGGTAGGTTTGCCAGTGGACCAGGTGATTGATAACTCTGGCACTGTGGAGCAACTGCATCGAGTACTGGATGATTTTGTCGCTAATAATCGCTGACCAGCTCAGCATTGGTCCAGCCCTGATTACTGACACTCAGCAGGATCTGACAGTTAGCACATACTGTTCTGAGATTATTAGGCTGAGTATTTTTTAAATCACCGTCCACGCAATAAACACCAAACACCTGTGATATGTTGCTGCGATATCCGCAACGTTCACAGGTGTTTTTCTTCTGATAGCCTCTGAGCTGCCAGACAGGTTTGGAATAGGACTGCTGTCGCTTCTGCTTCCAGCAACGTTCGCATCGACTGCGATAGTGTATTCGTTCACCGTTGTGATAATTCACAGCGCAGGGTCGGGTTTTACAGGTTTTGCACAGTGGTCTCACCAGAGTATTTACCCAATCCCTTTCAAAGGTGTGCTGAACCAGCTGAAAAAACCAGAAGTCCATAAATACCAGCAATGGATCACCTACTCGACAAACATGTATAGCTCAGATGATTCACAAAGGCTATATGGAATTTTAGGAGAAAAATAATGGCCCTTACATCACCCGGCGTACAAGTTACAATTATCGATGAAAGTAACTATACTCCTGCAGCCGCAGGAACTGTTCCTTTTATCGTAGTTGCAACCGCCCAAGACAAAACCAATCCCAACGGGGATCTGGCGGAGTACACCACAGCAGCCAATGCTGGTAAGGTTTTCCTGGTTACTTCACAGAGAGAATTGATTAGTAAGTATGGTAAGCCCAACTATCTGGTAAGTGCAGGCACACCTGTTCACGGTTATGAACTTAACGAACACGGTTTGTTTGCTGCCTATAGTGCTTTGGGTGTAAGCAATGCAGCCTACATCATCCGTGCAGACGTTGACCTAGACGAACTTGTTGGTTCTTCTGCTCGTCCTGCTGGCAATGTAGCCAACAACACTTTGTGGCTGGATGTTGCAAACACTAAGTTTGGTATTTTTCAGTGGAATCAGAGCCTGGCAACCTTTAATCAGGTGTCAACCACCAACACCACTGGCAATGCAAAATTGCATCTGATCACTGAGACTGTGAACATCAGTGGTGGCGAACCAGTTAGCACCATTGGTAAGCCTGGTGACTATGCTATTGACCTCACTGACGTGGACAATCCAGTATTTTACAAGATTGGTGGACCCACCACTTATGCCTTGTACGGACAGTGGGCACAGGTTGGTTCCAACGACTGGCAGTTGGGTTGGCCAGCAGTAACTGGTACATCCTCGGCCAATATTGCCACTATTACAGGCAACGTGTTTAGCGTTAATGGATCCAACGTTACTGTGGGTGCTAACCTAGCAGCCACAGTGGCCAACATTAACCTGGTGGATGCATCCAATATCAAAGCTGCTGCAACCAGCAGTGGTCAGCTCAGTGTTTATTGCAATGCCAATGTGGGCAATGTGACTCTGGTAAATGTTACTGGAACACCGCTAACCACACTGGGTGTTGGCAACGGTGTTGTGTATAGCTGCCCAGCATTTGTTGACAGCAGACACACACAGGCTCCTGCAGGTGGTACCTGGGCCAGCACTGGCGCCAATCCTCGCCCCACTGGCAGTGTGTGGTTTAAAACCACCAGCCCCAACAATGGTGCCAGTTTTGTAGTGAAGCGTTACAACAGCACCAGTGAAACCTGGACCGAACTGGTTACCCCAGTGTATGCTGATGACGCTAGCGCAATCTATGGACTGGATGCCATCAATGGTGGTTTGTCCATTGCTTCTGGAAAGACCTATATCCAGAGCGATGTAAATGCCAATGATACATTTACATTCAAGTTGTTCAATCGCAAGGCTGGTGTTACCACAGTCACTGGTAGCAATGTAACTCCCACATTTGTCACCACAGAAAGCTTCACTATCAGCTACACAGTGGCTGGAAACGCTACTTTGCAGGGACCAACCACAGTGGCTATCACAGGTGGAACCAATGCAGCAGCATTTGTGAACTCAGTAAATAACGCCAATATTCCTGAAGTCAGTGCATCAGTTGCCACCACAGGCGCAGTGGTCCTCACACATGCAAAGGGTGGCGTGATGGAACTCAAAGACCTTTCAGGAACTCCACTTGCTGATGCAGGCATCACTACTTCTTCATCAGGCGCTCGAGCCAGTGACGTAACAGCTGGTGCAATTTGGGTCAGTAATTGGCTACAGCCCACATACACTGTGGATGACAGTGAGCCCACTGCTGATCCTGCTGATGGAACCTACTGGTACTACAATGAACCCACAGAATACGACATCATGATCAATGATGGCACTGGATGGAAAGGTTATCACAACGAAACCAACGATTCACGTGGCTACAATCTGAGCTTGACTGATCCTGCTGGGCCCATTGTGAGCGCAAGTGAACCAGAACTACAGAGTGATGGCTCTGCTCTGGTAAATGGTGACTTGTGGATCAACACCGACAATTTCGACGAATTCCCCAGAATTTATCGTTATGACACTGCTGTGGGTTGGACGCTGATTGATAACACCGATAGCACCAGCAGCGACGGTGTTATTTTTGCTGACGCTCGTTGGGGAACCGATGGATCTGAAGACGTGATCACTGACGACAAGCCAACTATTGCTTCTTTGTTGGGTTATGATTACACTGATCCTGATTGCCCCAGCTATGCCGAATACCCCAAGGGTATGCTGCTGTTCAATACTCGCAGAAGCGGTATGAACGTCAAGCAGTTTGTGGTGGATTATTTTGCTGATTATGAAAATCCTCCCAGCTACCTGAATGCTTGGGTCAGCGCCAGTGGTAACAATGAGTATGGTGTTGCTTACATGGGACGTCGTGCTCAACGTGCAGTGATTGCTGCCAAGATGGCTGCTGCTGTGGCCAACAGCACTGAAGCAGTGGAAGAAGTTCGTAATTTCAACCTGATGTGTGCTCCTGGCTACCCAGAACTCACCAGCACATTGACCACACTGAATGTGAACCGCAAGGAAACGGCATTTATTATTGTGGACAGTCCGCTTAGACTGGAATCAGACAGCAACACACTGGATGCTTGGTCACGTAACCTGAACCTGGCCGTGGACAACAATGAACAGGGCTTTGTAAGCTACTATGAATACATGGCTGGTTACTATCCTGCAGGTTTCACTCGTGACCTGGATGGCAACTATGCTGTGGTGCCTGCTAGCCACATGGTGTTGCGTAGCATGATCCGCAGTGATCAGAAGAGTTATGTATGGTTTGCACCTGCAGGAACTCGCAGAGGCACTGTGGATAACGCAACGGCAATTGGCTATATTGATTCAACAACTGGCCTATTCCAGAGCATTGCAGTAAGCAACAACCTGCGTGATGTGCTGTACAATGGCAAAGTGAACCCCATTAGCGTGCTGAGCGACAGTGGCATCACAATCTACGGCCAGAAGACTCGCAGCGCCACAACCAGTGCGCTGGATCGTGTAAACGTTGCCAGATTGGTAGTTTATCTGCGTCGTCAGCTGGACCTGATTGCTCGTCAGTACATTTTTGAACCCAATGACGAAATCACTCGTCGTGAAATCAAGAATCAGATTGAAAAAGAGCTAAACAGTGTCAAAGTAAACCGCGGTTTGTATGACTATGCTGTGGTTTGCGATAGTTCAAACAATACACCAGATCGCATTGATCGTAATGAGCTTTGGGTAGACGTAGCTATCGAACCTGTAAAGGCTGTGGAATTCATTTATATCCCAGTGCGCATCAAGAACACTGGTGATATCCAGGCCGGACTATAACAAAATGACAATTATGGCGAGGTTTAGGCCTCGCCATAATTGTCTAAATTATACCGGTGCTGATCAGAAAATGCAGCTCAAAATCAATCAGACCCACTGAATTTTGATGATCTGGTCATAAATACTGGTAATGGAGAAGCAATAATGGCTATCGCAAGTTTAACTAAATTTACAGTTCCACTTGGTGGTGATACAGCGGCTCAGGGCTTGTTGATGCCCAAACTCAAGTATCGCTTCCGTATTATATTTTTGAATTTTGGTGTAAGTGGTTCAACTACTGAACTAACCAAGCAGGTTGTGGATTTTGCTCGCCCTCAGGTCACTTTCGATGACCAGGTTATTGAAATCTATAACAGCCGTATCAAGTATGCTGGTAAGCCTACTTGGGCAGATACCACTGTGAACCTGCGTGACGACGCCAGCGGCCAGGTCAGTAAGCTGGTGGGTGAACAGGTACAGAAGCAGTTTGATTTCATGGAGCAGAGCAGTGCCCGCAGTGGTATTGATTATAAGTTCCAGATGAACTGTGAACTCCTGGATGGTGGTAATGGTGCCAATGCTCCGGTGGTTTTGGAAAGTTGGGAACTATACGGCTGCTACATCAAGGATGTCAACTATGGCGACCTTAACTACGGTGAAAGTGCACCGGTGCAGATTGCACTGAGTATTGCATTTGACAATGCTGTGCAGAAACCCGACGGTAGTGGCATTGGTGCTGCTATCAACAGAACACTGGGCAGCGTTATAACAGGATAATAACTATATGAGTTTTGCAGGTTCATTGGGCACAGTTCTTCGTGGTCTAAATGGAACCAGTGACACAGTCCGGGACTATACCCATGCGTCCCGGACTTTTGTTTCTGATAATTATGCCCTTCTACCCAAAGCCAAACGTTGGTGGCATGTATATTTTGAATTGACTGACGAAGCAAAAGCTCTATATGAACAAATACAGAGAGAAACAAATCCAGGCGGAAGTCATAGATATAGTCTGGCCACTGACAATATCACTCAAGATACCTACTTCTTGAGTGTGTTGGCTAAAACTGTAAAATTGCCTGGTGTCAAAATGGACACCAAAAAGCATAATCATTATAATAAGCAAGTTATATCCATAAACAAAATTAACTATGATGATATCACTATGGAATTTCATGATGATGCATCAGGTTGCGTTAGAGCATTTTGGGATGCCTACTATTTGTATCATATTCAGGACAGTAGATACCGGGATTATAGTAAAGTTTCTGGTCAGGGATTACCAGTTCCACCAAATGCATGGGGATATGATACAGTAGTAACAAGTGATATATTAAGATCATTAACCCTGTACGGAAGCCCAGCATTGGATAATCATCATTATGGTCTCGACACAGTAAATCGTGACACTGGTGGAACTGGTATTACAGGATATTTGGACAGAGTGAGTCCATTTTTGAGATCCATAAAGATCTATCATTTTAGCCGACCCAGTGGTACCAGCACAGAAAAAAACTTTCCACATTATACTGAATACACTCTGGTAAATCCAGTAATCACCAGTTGGGAACAGGATACACTGGACTATGCTAGTGGTGATTCAGCAGTGAACTCCATGGGGATCAGTTACGAAACCATATTGTATGCTACAGGTAAATTGGATAATGACAATGCTGAAGTAGCTAGTTGGAATCAGGTACAAAAAACCTGGTACGACAATAGTAAATCGCCACTACCCAATGCTCAACAGCGTTTAATAAACACTGGTATTGACCTAATCACTAACCCAGCGCAAGCTGCTAGACGTTTAACCACACCGCAGGGTATTTTTAACACAGTCAGAGACGTGGCTACCTGGAGAGGTGCTTCAATTCCTGGTATCAACGCTAATTTTACTGGCACTGGTACTGGTGCAAAAATCCTAAATGCCGCCACCAACAGCGCTCAGATTTACTACAATGTGAGCCCCACCACAATAAATGTTCCCAATTCTGGCGGTGCAGTAACCGCTCTGCGTACTTTAGCCAACAAGCTCAAAAAGCCTTCTAAGTAACCATTCATATAGTTTACTCTGAACAATCAGGCTAAATATTCACATGAGTACCTATTTTAATAGTCAAGGACAAATGGGCCCCATAGACGTGGCCATAGAAGCTACTCAATTTGACAGCTTAAAAAGTCTGGTGCAAAACAGAGTTAGCGATCCTGAACTTCAGAAAGAATATATTGCAGCTTTTGCCATAGTAGCCCAAAGCCTAAATCTCACTGCTGGTCAATTTGCTGATCTGATGCGTCAGCAGGGAGATAGTTACGAACAGGATGTCTGGTTGGCTGCATACCTAAATCAGAATCGCGTAAGCAATGCCAAATTGGGTGTGGCTCTGAATCTGGATACACCTTTCAGTGTTCAAAGAGAGATAAGGGCTTAATCAGATGGCTAAATTTGCACAGGGAAAATTCCTACCCAAAAACCCCGACAAATATGTGGGCAAACGCAATCCCATGTTTAGATCCAGTTGGGAGCTGGTAATGATGAATTTCTGTGACAATCATCCGGGTATAATAAAATGGGCCAGTGAAGCCATAGCCATACCCTATATGTGTCCGTTCAAAAAACGAGTAACACAGTATGTGCCGGATTTTTTCATCATGTACCTGGATCGTGATGGAAATCAGCATGTGGAAATTGTGGAGATCAAACCCTTCAAGGAAACTGGCCAGCAAAAAACTCGCAGTCAGCGAGATACTCTGGTGAGTGTTCGCAATCTGGCCAAGTGGGCAGCAGCTCAGGCTTACTGTGAGAAAAATGGCTTCAAGTTCCGTGTGCTCACTGAATTGGATTTGTTTAGGTTATAAATATGAATATGGTTCGCGATGCTGCAAACATCCAACCATTCTAATGTCACAGGAGGACATCAGCGATGATATTTATTGATAACAAATATACAAAATGGTATTATTCTTTGATAGAAAAAGCAAAAAATCGCAAATTAGACTTGTATGTGGAAAAACATCATATAATTCCTAGATCTTTAGGTGGTGACAACGCAATTAATAATATTGTAGAAGTGACACCGAGAGAACATTATATATGCCACTTACTACTAACTAAAATGACGTACGGTAAAGACAAATATAAAATGGCTTTTGCATTATCTATGATGATGAATATTCGAAATATTGGTAAAGGTCGATACAAAGCTTCTAGTAGGTATTATGACTATTCTAGGAAGTTATTTACCGAGGCTATGAAAGATTATTGGTCTGAAGATCGCAGGAGTATGCAAGCAAAATATACTTCTGCTTACCGAAAAGGAAAACTTCTATCTGAAGAACATAAACAAAAACTCAGAAATAAAATATGGTCACAGAAAGCATTGGATTCTAGATTAGATAATTGTTTAAAAGCTGCCGCTAATCGAGCAGGTAAACCATGGAGTGAAAAAAGAAGAGCATCGTATGTGTCAAAACCTTTATCTGATGCACATAAGAAAAAAATTAGTCTTTCCTCTAAGGGCAAACCAAAGTCATTAAAAGAAATAGAAACAAGACGATTGCATACTAAAGAGAAAATTAGAAAATATCAGGAACTTCCCTCGAAATGCATAGTATGTGATACGATATTGCCGTATCTAAAAAGAAAAAAGAAATGCTGTTCTCAAAAATGTAGCGGTTTGATGCATAAAGGTAAACTTAGAAGTAAAACTAAGCTAGATTCAATAATATGAACACCAATCTGGAAAAAATATTCAACCTGGAACATACAGAACCAGTGCAGCTGGAACCTGAACCCCATCAGACACCAGCTATGATAACTGAACTTACCAAGTCAGTGGGCAATGTGGACAAGATCAACGAGGCTCTGCCTCAGGTGGTGGGTCTGGAAGCCAGTGAACGTGAAATGGATCAGCTGGCTCAGATGGCAACTGAAGGCTATCAGAATCTCATGGAACTGGGTATGAACGTGGAAACTCGTCATGCTGCGGAAATTTTTGGTGCAGCCAGTAATCTACTGGGTCACGCTCTGACTGCCAAGAAAAACAAGATCGAGAAAAAGCTCCGGATGATTGAACTGCAACTGAAGAAAGCTGCACTGGATCAACGAGCAGCAGACTTTAGCAACACTGTGCCAGTGTCTGATGGAGTAGCCACTGTGATAGATCGCAACGCTTTGGTTGCTGAGATACTGAAGAAAAAAGACACCGAAGCTAAATAACCATTATAGGAAGATTCACCATGAAGAGTTTTTTGCAATATCTAACCGAAAGCAAGCAAGATTACAGCTTCCGCATTGTTTTGGCCACCAAACCTGAAGCTGGTCTTAGCAAAACCATCAAGCAAGCACTGGCTGGCTACGGCGTAAAGTCAGTATCTGATGCCCGTAGTCACATGATTGAGAAAGCTCATCCCATGTTTCCAGGGCTGGCCAACCCGGAAATTTACACCCTGGATGTGGTGTGTGAGTATCCTGCAACTGCCACACAGATTCGTAAAAGTTTGACTGATTACAGTGTGGACAAGGCCACAGTGGCAGTGGAAAATCTGGCATTTGCTGAAGACATGGATTACGAAGCAAAAAGTATTGCATCTAACACCAGCACTGAACCCTTGTTGATGCGTGAGTATGAAAAAGTCAAAGTTCAACACCCATACGGCGATGATTACAACGCCAAACTGGTGAAGAATTCCATAACTGGTACAGGTCAGGTCAAAGTCAAAGGCGGTGCAAAAACTGCCCAAACCACCAATGATTTGAAGCCAGGTACCCTGAGCCCCGTGGGCAGCCACAAGCCCAAATTGCCCTCAGTGAAAGATATAAAGCGATAAGGAATTAGTATTATGGATATGCAAAATTTATTGAACAAACTGAATGGGTTGCTGGCTGAAGAAACTTCGAATCCTGAACCAGAGCAGCTATCTTTAGATCTATATCAAAATGTTGACATGGCCGGAGAACCTTGTATTAAGTGTAAGAAAGGCCATTACACAGAAACTAGTATCTATGATGATTGGGATGGTGTACAGCATTGTTCTAATTGTAATCACCAAATTAAACGCCATCTAACAACTGATGAATTGAACGAACTAAAGAAGTCAGTTAGCGAATCTGATGAAGCTGGTCCCGTCAAGCAATGTGTAAGTTGTGGGGAAAAGGCGCATGTGGATCACACTACTGGCATGTGTGTGGATTGCTTGACCAAAGCCGAAGAAGAGCAAGGACTGTCTGAATCCCCAATGGGTCGTGCAACAGCTGACACAAAAATGAAAGCCAAAAAGTGTGCCTTTTGTGGGGGAAATATTGTGGGCAGAGGCAAGACTACTGAAAAAGGCGATACTATTTGCAAAGATTGTGATGACTATTATGCATTTGATGGTCCGGGAGGAGAAGAGCCTGGAATTTCTGAATCCCCAATGGGTCGTCGTGCACCAGCTGAACCACATACATGCGAAACATGTGGACGTTCCATGCCCAACTGGGAACCAGGTGATAGTGCTGAATGTGATGAATGTGCAGAAGGCATGAGCCCAGAAGATAGTGACCCTGACGAATTGGACGAAGCCAGTGCCACTAAGCACGCAATGTACGGACAGATGCGCAAATCATCACGTCCTGCTAACTATAAACCTGAGGAACATGGCTCAGATAAGTCTTCAGGCATGCGCGATCTCGGCGACGCTGATGACCTTGACTATATTGATAGTATGATTGCCCATAGCAGTGATCCAGAAAGCAATCCTGCACCCTGGGGCATGAAATCCGGCACATCTTGCTGGGGTTGTGGACAGGATTGGAAAGAAAACTGGTCAGCTGAAGATTTGAGCCCTGGCGAAGGATACGAAGAGTATGGGCTGGATGCAGATGACAAAATCTGCCCCGATTGTGCTGAAGAACTAACTGGCGGAGAACTAAACGAAGCTGCCATGTGTGAAGATTGCGGATCAGCCCCTTGTGTATGCGAAACAGAACAGCTGGAGGAAGCTAAAGTGAAGAATTACTATGCAGTGGCAACAGCAGCCATCAAGAAAAAGTATGATCTTGGACCAGGAAAAGTTGATCTTACAGATGCACAGACTGCGGAGGCTCACAAGTTAGCCAAGAAACTCAAGAAAGATGACCAGAAACTAAAAGAATCAGAGCAAGATGGGTCAGCCGAGCTGGACCAGTTGAAGAAGATGATGGAATGTTGGGGCCCCATGGCTGCTCCCCAAGCCAGTGGCATGAATGTTACCACCAATGTGGATAGCAAAACCGGCAACAAAACTGTGACCGTAACTGCTGATGGTGAAGGCGCAGAGGACCTAATGCAGATTTTAGCCATGGCTGGAATTGCAATTACTCCTGCACCTGTTGCAGCCACTCCCGTGGGGGAACAAGTAGCCAATGAACCTGCTCCGCAAACTCTGGATGCACAAACTCAGTTGGTAGATATGGCAGGAGGCCCCAACGCTCCTCATGCCCAATACAATCCTGATCGTGCTCGTGACAACAGCATGGCCATTGTGGATGAAGCTGTTAATAATCTGGCAGCCAAATTGCGTGCTAAATTTCAAAATCAGTAAAGGTCAGTATATGAAAAGTTTTAAACAATACCTAGCCGAGTCCGAGCAGCACCAGTATCAGCCACTAACAGGTGATGTAGTAAGTTTTCAGATCAATGAAGAACTGGAAATCACAGCAGATGTCATTGAAGTTCTGGACGAAGGCATTGTACTGGATCTGGATGCCACTGCATTAGCCATCCTGGAAAACCTAGAGTTAGCAAATCTAGAAGAAGCAGAAACTGACGACGAAGATTATAAGCGTGGTGGATCTGATGCTTGGTACCACAGAAAGCGCAAAGAAGGTCAGTCTGATAAATACTATGCTGGCTACGATGACATGGCTGCACAAGAAGGTCCTGGTGGCGGCAAGGACTACGGTACATCAAAACCACGACGCAAGTCACTTGACGAGGCTGAATATCAGGGTCGCAAAGTTCAATTGGGCAAACCCATGAAGGGTGATGTCAAGAAGTTCAAAGTTTACGTCAAGAACCCCAAGACTGGCAATGTAAAGAAAGTAAACTTTGGCGACAAGAACATGGAAATCAAACGTGACGATCCCAAGCGTCGCAAGAATTTCCGTGCTCGCCATGGTTGCGGCACCAGTAAGGCCAGTGACAGAACCAAGGCTCGTTACTGGAGCTGCCGTATGTGGAGCTCAAAACCAGTCAGCAAGATTGTCAAAGAAGCTACTGGTAAACCTTATCATTTGATGACACCAGATGAACGAATCCTGGATCGCATTCAGAAAAATCGCGAAATTGATGCCAGAGTGGCTCAAAAACAAAGTGAACTTACTCAGTATTGGGATCAAAAGCAAAGTGACGTTAGAACTTGTATCATTGATTTCAACATTCAATTATCCAGATACATTCAGAGACATTTTGTCAGCGACCCAGAATATCGCAACATGCCAGTTTACGCCAAACTGGAAGATGGACATCTAGTGATTGCTAAACCAGAATTGGCCGCAGCTAACAGTCGAGAAGACCTCAGAGAACTGGGGTATCGAATGATAACCAACAGACAAGTAGCAGGAGCTCCGGATCTTACTCAAATCAGTTCTATGCCTTTGAAACGTGTTTTGCAAAACGGATTTGTTTTGGGCGGTAGATACACACTGGACGAAAAACCCATCATTGATGATTATTCAGTTTCTTTCAAGACTGAATATCACAGCACAGTAAACCCCAGTAAGAAAGAAAAAATTCAGTTAGGAACACTGGGCTTCACAGTTGCACCGTCTTATAATGCTCCGGAGTAACTCATGCTGATCACAGAAATACTCACAGAATACATAGTAAAACAAGGTTCTCAATGGTGTGTGAAAAGCAAAAAGAAAAACCGTCAGGGACACCATAAGAATCTGGGTTGCTATGACTCTCGTGCTGGCGCCGAACGGCGTCTAGATCAAGTTGAGTACTTCAAACACGCCAAAGAAAGTGTAGAACAGAATATCAGATCTACGAATGTGGGGTCATATGAAAATCAGTGAACTATTTGAAGCAAAGGGGCGGGGCAAAATCAATCCCGAGCACAACAGCGTGATACCCAACGCCAAAATGTTGCCACGTGTGGATCAGGGTTATGGGTTGTATCGTTTTGGTTTACACATGGCCACCAGTCCTGAACCTCCCAATGTGCCCAGTCATGGTGCTAGTGGAACCACACCATTTTTTATTCCCTATAGTGATGCTGATGAAAACATCATCAAACATGCCTGTAAGGCAGGCGGGTTTGGGTCCATTAAGAATTTGACTCGAGGAAAAAGTGCAGAGCCTGATGACACACATCGTGTGAGTCCGTTCAATAGCAAAGCGCATCCCAGGAAAAAACAATGAGAGCCCGAGATTTTTTGATTGAAAACGATGCTCCAGGTGCACCCAAAGAAATACACTACACTGGCAATCTGATTCCCATGCCTGCTGGCACCACCAGAGTCAAAGTCAGTGACGTATACGACTGGTACAAAGTGGGGCAAGCCATCAGCAACCTAAAAAACGTCAAACGCAAAGACTTTGGGCAAGGTCCGCCACAAACGGTGATTGTGTTTGGTAGTGAAGCTGAAGAACACAAACTGGTTCCGTTGTTGCAAAAGCTAGGCCTGGAGCTCACTGACGTTGATGAGCCACTGTCTGAGACTCTGGCCTATCGGGCCAGTGATGTAATTCAAGCACTCACAGAAAAATGGAGCAACCGATACAAGCGTAGTATCAATTGCTCCCGTCCCCGAGGGTTCAGCCAACGAGCTCATTGTGCTGGCCGACGTAAAAAAGACCTATAACTTCAGCCCCGAATCTGAACTCTCTGTGCTGTTTTTCCACCCACTTGCAGATAAGGTAGCCAGCTTTCGTGACCTACCTGTATGGGTAGTTCCAGTCTGCGAGCAGCCAGAGCATAATAGTCTGGTTTGAATGGCGCATTGATGGGTCTCCACCGCTTATTTCCCTTGCGCAGATTACAATCACGGCAACTGGAAACACAGTTTTCCCAGCTGGTTTTGCCACCTTCGCATTTGGGAATCACATGGTCAATGCTGAGTTCCCTGGCAGTGAAAATTTCTCCGCAGTATTGGCAGGTGAACAGGTCTCTGACATACATCAGATGGCGACTGTATCTGACACGGCCCTTGCGGAAATTGAAATGATCCCGAGTTACAGCCACACTGGGCAGCTGAAGTTTCAGCTTGGGGCTGCTGATCCAGCGATTTTCATACAGATGAACCGGCTGGATTTTGTCCAGGAACATCAGTCTGATGCAGGTCTGCCAGTCCACCACACTGAGTGGTAGAAAATCTGCTGGTTGATAGTCGGGTGTTAGAATTAGTGTATCGCTCATCGGAGCACCTACAATATTTAGTATAGCATTCAGACACTCTGGTGTAAATATTCAATATGGCCAATCAGGACTACAATCTAATCAAAAAGCCACATCAGGCCCAGAGCTGGACTCAACAACAGATTTCAGAACTGGCTCAGTGCATGGACCCAGTGTCAGGACCCATGCACTTCATGAGCAACTACTTTTATATTCAGCATCCTACACGGGGAAAAATTCAGTATCAGCCATTCCAGTATCAGGTAAATCTGCTCAGGACCTATCATGAAAATCGTTTCTCCATTGCACTGCTACCTCGTCAGACTGGCAAGAGCACCACTGCTGCTGGATATCTGTTATGGTATGCCATGTTTGTGCCTGATAGTACCATACTGATTGCTGCTCACAAATATACTGGTGCTCAGGAAATCATGCAACGCATCAGATATGCCTATGAATCCACGCCTGACTTCATCAGAGCCGGAGTGGTCAGCTACAACAAAGGCAGTATAGAATTTGAGAACGGCAGTCGTATTGTAGCACAAACCACAACAGAAACCACAGGCAGAGGTATGAGTATCACACTGCTTTACCTGGACGAATTTGCGTTCGTCAGACCCAGCATTGCCAGAGAATTTTGGGTATCTATTTCGCCCACACTGAGCACAGGTGGTAAAGCACTGATCACCAGCACGCCCAGCAGTGACGAAGATCAGTTTGCGCAAATCTGGAAACAGGCCAACCGATGCACTGATGAGTGGGGGAATCCCACGCCGCTGGGCATCAACGGTTTCAAAGCCTATCGCAGTTATTGGCATGAACACCCAGATCGTGACGAACAGTGGAAACAGGATGAAATGGCTCGTATTGGCGAAGAGCGTTTCAGACGTGAGCATGACTGTGATTTTGTGGTGGCTGACGAGACCCTGATCAGCAGTATAAAGTTGCTGGAAATGCAGGGTCAGGATCCTGCAGAGCTTCAGGGGCAGGTACGTTGGTATCGCAAACCACAGAAAGATCGATTGTATTTGGTGGCACTGGACCCCAGTCTGGGCACTGGCGGCGACATGGCTGCTATTGAAGTTTTTGAAGTTCCCACCATGATTCAGGTGGCTGAATGGCAACACAATCGTACACCGGTACAAAAGCAGATTCAGGTGCTGAAAGAAATTGTCAAAAGGTGCAGTGATTGGGCAGGTGTCAACAACGTTTATTATAGTGTGGAAAACAATACCCTGGGTGAAGCTGCTCTGGTCAGTATCAGTGAGATTGGTGAGGAAAACATTGCTGGGGTATTTCTGAGCGAGCCTGCCAGAGCAGGCCAGACACGCCGATACCGCAAGGGATTTACCACCACACCCAAATCCAAATTGGCAGCTTGTGCCAAGCTCAAAAGCCTGGTTGAGAACAACAAAATCACCATAATCAGTAAAAATCTAGTGAGTGAACTCAAAACCTTTGTCAGCAGCGGAGTCAGTTTTGCAGCTAAATATGGTGAGACTGACGATTTAGTCATGGCACTGATGCTGGTGGTACGCATGAGCCAGGTGCTGAAAAATTATCATCCGGAGCTGGAACAACAGATATCAGATCGGCAGGATGAATTCATTGAACCCATGCCATTTATTGCAATATTCTAATAAATAATCATATGCCTAAACAGAAGAAAAATCACAGCGAAGAGTTATATGAATGGTTGAATGTGAAATTTCATCCAGTGGAAATGCTGAATGCCGACGGTGAGGAAACATCTGACTATGATGAAGTCACCACTTTTGTTTTTGAATATCGCGACGACCAGGGCACCAGTGAAAACGTCAAAGTCAGCCTGACTGACAACGACCGTAAACTGGATTCTGATGTAGTCAGCAAAGTCACTGTGGAGTATGACCAGGACATGGCCAATCAGATCAACACTGGATTCTCAAAGTTCCTGACTGAGCTAAGGGAATGGGCTCGTGGTCGTATGTTGGGATTTCAGGTCACCAATGTGGAAACTGAGCCTGGCAAACGCACAGTACAGGAAAGCAAGTTCAGTGCTCTGTCAGGCACAGTAAAAACCAGTGTACAGACTCTGGAAAACGTCAAAATCATCCTGAAACATACTGATGTTATCAATGATGATGTGCGTGGTGCCAGAACCCGAAAGATACATCGGATCTACGTAGAAAATGCCCAGGGTGAAAGATTCCTGATGCCGTTTACCAGCTTGCGTGGTGCCAGAGCCATGGCCAGACACGTGGCCCAGGGAGGAAATCCTTATGATGCCACTGGATCGGGTATCAGTAACTCAGTGGCTGAAGCAGTATCACTCAGTAAGTTTTTGCGTCGCACCAATGGCAAACAGTATGAAGATGTCACAGCGGTGGGCATGATCGAGAGTGCCCGTCTCAGACTGGCTGAAGTCAAGAAGATGCTCAACGGGCTGAGTGGGGTCAAGGGTTATAGCCGATACTCACCAGCCATTGCAGAGCAAACTGAAATTGAATTTAACGAAGAGGTAAAAAATCACTTTGTTCGCAATCAGTATGATGAACAACTGGATAACAGTTTACCCTATGTATGGAGAGCATATCAGATGAGTAATTTGAAAGAATTTGATGAATTTGCCCAGTGGACTGACGGTGTTGTGAACGAAGTGGACGACGCTGCTAATCCCAAGGTACAGGCAGTGCAGAAGCTAATGGGGCAGCAACCAGAAAAACCCAACGAACCCAAAGCCAATGTTCAGCTCACTCCCAAAGGCACTGTGGCTATAGAATTGGATAAAGATGACAAAGCAGGTGCAGCTCGGGTGGCCGAACTGATAAGATCTGGAAAAATGCCCCCTAACACCAGTGTTGTTGCTATGCAAGAAGGACAAATGCAACAGTTTGAAGTGACTTTTGAAAAGAACGACAAGACCGTGACCAAAACTATTCCAGCAGTGTCACTGGACAGTGCAAAGATTCAAGCCTATCACATGGCTGATGCCACTGGTAGTAAGATTGTGGGCGACCTAAAGCCCCTCTCAGAAAAGCTGGGCGGTGATGAAGCTAACGATCTGATGACTGATGTCATGAAGCCAGGTCAGGAAATGTACGAAGCTGATGTAGAGGAAGGCAACGAATTCTCCGGTGCTCGTCGGGCTGCAATCAAAGCCGGCAAGAAACATTTCACTGTGGGCGGCAAAACCTATCCAGTAACTGGTGACACCAGTAGTGATGAGGAAAAGATGACAGAAGGTCTGGATCGTATCCTGTATCTGAGCGGCGTCCGTAAGTAATTGAGCAACACTATCTGATAGGCCCGGATTTACGGGCCTATTGGTGTCTTTGAACAACAAAAATACAAAAAACAGTCACACGGCATAAATAAACATGTTACACTATTACAAGTAGAGTAACATTGAGACCAACTCATTATACTCATCATGGAAAATCATTAAGGAAAAATCATCATGGCAACATTAGCAGAAATTCGTGCTCGTCTCCAGGCTCAGGAGACTAAAAATCAGGGCGGCGCTGGCGGAGGCGATCGAGTCATTTATCCGCATTGGAACATAGATGAAGGGCAGAGCTGCTTGCTTCGCTTTCTGCCTGACGCAGACCCCAAGAATACTTTCTTCTGGGTCGAACGTGCTATGATCAAGCTGCCGTTTCCGGCTGTGAAAGGCAGTGCTGACAAGAAGCCTGTGAGTATCCAGGTTCCCTGTATGGAAATGTGGGGAGAGGCCTGCCCAGTGTTGACTGAAGTTCGTCCCTGGTTCAAGGACAAGAGCCTGGAAGATCAGGGCCGCAAATACTGGAAGAAGCGTAGTTACTTGATGCAGGGTTTTGTTCGTGAAAACCCCATTGACAAGGACGAAACTCCAGAGAATCCTATTCGTCGTTTTGTAATCAGTCCTCAGCTTTATACGCTGATCAAGGCTGCATTGCTGGATCCCGAACTGGAAGAACTGCCCACTCACTATGAGCGTGGTCTGGATTTCAGAATTGCCAAGACCAGCAAGGGTGGTTATGCTGATTACAACACCAGTAAGTGGGCTCGTAAAGAATCTCCACTTACTGTGGTGGAACGTGAAGCCATTGAAAAGCATGGCTTGTTCAATCTGGCAGATACTTTGCCCAAGAAGCCCACTGCGGTTGAACTCAAAGTGATTCAGGAAATGTTTGAGGCCAGTGTGGACGGACAGATGTATGATCTGGAACGTTGGGGTCAGTATTACAAACCCTATGGCGTAGGCGGAGATGATGAAACTTCGACTGCTTCTGGTCGTCCTGCTCGTACCGAAACGGTGACTGAGACCAAGGTTGCTGAACCGGCCGCCGAGCAGGTTCCCTGGGAACCTGCTGCTCCTGCTGCACCTGCAGAGCCGGCTCAGGCATCTGCTCCCAAGAACAGCACTCAGGCCAATGACATTCTGGCTATGATTCGTAACCGTCAGAAGAACTCCTAACACAACACACTTTCACAGTGGTGTATTTTATACACCACTGTGAATTTCTATATATACACAGGTAACTAACATATGGCAAAACCTTTTGACATCTCGAAATTTAGGAAAGAAATCACCAAGAGCATTGAAGGTCTGGGAGTGGGCTTCAATGACCCCACTGACTGGATCAGCACCGGCAACTGGGCGCTGAACTATCGTATCAGTGGAAATTTTCATCACGGCATTCCGCTGGGCAAAGTCACTGTGTTTGCAGGCGAAAGTGGCAGCGGCAAGAGCTATATTTGCTCAGGCAACGTGATTCGCAATGCTCAAGCTCAGGGCATTTTTGTGATCCTGGTGGACAGTGAAAATGCACTGGACGAAGCCTGGTTGCAAGATCTGGGTGTGGACACCAGTGAAGAAAAGCTGCTCAAGCTCAATATTGCAATGATTGACGATGTGGCTAAAACCATCAGCACCTTTATGAAGGACTATAAAGCCATTCCAGCTGGTGAATCCAAACCCCGAGTTTTGTTTGTGATTGACAGTCTGGGCATGCTACTCACTCCCACTGACGTGGATCAGTTTGAGAAGGGCGAAATGAAGGGCGACATGGGTCGCAAACCCAAAGCACTAACCAGTCTGGTTCGCAATTGTGTGAACATGTTTGGCAGCCACAATGTGGGTATGCTGGCCACCAATCACACCTATGCCAGTCAGGACATGTTTGACCCTGACGACAAGATCAGTGGCGGCCAGGGCTTCATTTATGCCAGCTCAATTGTGGTGGCTATGAAGAAGCTCAAGCTGAAGGAAGATGAAGACGGCAACAAAACCACAGATGTACAGGGTATTCGTGCAGCCTGCAAGGTGATGAAAACCCGTTACAATAAACCGTTTGAAACGGTGCAGGTCAAAATTCCCTATGCCACTGGCATGACTCTGCACAGCGGAATGACTGAATTGCTGGAAAATCAGGGTCTGCTGGTCAAAGATGGTAATCGTTTGAGCTATGTGATGACTGATGGCAATGAAATCAAAGCCTATCGCAGAGCTTATGAAACCAACGAGAATAATCTGTGGGATGCTATCATTCAGGATCTCACACAGAATCCTGAACGTATGACTACTAAAATAGTTCAGAAAGGAGAATCAGATGCAGACTGATCCGGTGGAACTTGCTGCTGAACTGTGGCGCAACCTGTTGGATTATATTCCTGCTCGTGAGCGTGACGCAGCAGCTGAACAGATGATCATAGCCTGTCGCAGACTGGAGTTCACAGACGACGACCTGGAAAACCTGGCTGATTACGATCGATATCTTGCAGAAGCAGTGGCTCAAGACGCTGAAGAGCAGGAAGAATCAGATTCAGACGACTATGGTGATGATGACGATTACGAAGACGACAGGTACTAATGTGGCTTACTAAAGTATCAGAAAATATCGCGCATTTGGCTGACTTTCTGGATCATTATCGTGCAGAGCTGGCACAAGCCAAAATAGAAGTCATAGCCAAAGGCAACCTGGAAAAGAACCTGGCTCAATTGCCAGGCATAGTGGAACACCGCTTCAATCAGCTTCAGGAAATTGAAGCGGTGCTCAACTACCTGAACATTCAGCTCAGAAAGATCAGACGACGACATTTTCAGGCTTATCTGGAAAAATACGCCAAAGCACTGAGTAGTCGTGATGCTGAGAAGTACGTGGATGGTGAAACCGAAGTGGTGGAATATGAGGAGCTGATCAATGAGGTGGCTCTGCTCAGAAACCAATATCTGGGCGTCATCAAAGCCCTGGACAGCAAAAACTGGACATTGAGCAATATCGTAAAGTTGAAAGTGGCTGGAATGGATGATGTGACTTTTTGATTCTGGACTCCCTAGGGAGTCCAAAATTTTTCTTGACTCAGCTAACACTGGTACGCTGCTAGCCACATTCATACTTGCAATCTGGTACTGGTTGACACAGTCTAGACTCGTTTGCTATTCTGGAATTGTGACGAAACAGCAATTGCTTCATGAAATACGCTGGTTGCAGCAGGAGATTGAAAAACTTCGTCTCCTGCTGCCCAAAAAGCCCAGCGTTATCAAACAGATTCATGAGTATGAGCGTCAGATTCGTCGCAAAGAAGTCAACATCGCATTTGGGGAGAACACCATTGACCAAAACCGGTAATTTTGAAACTGACGTGAATACTGGGTACTATCGTTGGGAGCAGGAAAACTCCCAAGAGCGTACATTTGACGGCGATTTTCGTGAGTGGCTGTTTGCACAGGGCGTGCCTGAGCAGTACATAAATCGTCTGGCATCCTATGCATATAGTCGGGGGCATTCGCATGGCGAAGAGCAAGTGCTCAATATTTCTTACGAGTTGGTCTACATTTTCACTGGCAATTAGCCCAGATTGACATCCTAGAACAAAGGTGCCATAATAGTGAATATGCAGAACATCCAAGTGGGCAACATTTGCAAGTTTGAAGACTTCGAACCCTGTGAAGGCCGCCCAAGCTGCTACAAGATTGGCCGGGTTACTGGATTGGTGGGCGATATGATTCAGTATGATGTACTGCTGGACATCTGGAGCGGCAACGTGTGGACCGGACCCAAAACTGAGTGTATGCAGACTCCCAAACCTGGCAATATGTTTGCCGACTGGGCCAGCAGGATTCAGGTGCTGAGCTAAACTTTTGACTACGCAGGAGATAAAATTCTGCGTTTTGGTTGACATTGTATCAACCATTTGTTAAAATAGTTGAGTAGTAACAACACATCTGGAGGTTCATGTGAAGGATTTTTTAGATCAACCCTTGTCAGAAGGCGATCGCGTATTCACAATAGGATATGGAAAATGCTATTTTGTTGCAGTAGTGATTGGATTCACTGCACAGAAAGTTCGGGTAGAATTTTTTGACATGCCAGGTAAAATCACTATTCATTCTCCTGATGCTGTGATTAAAATGTCTGATTCTCAGTTCCAGCAGTATATACAATCTTCCGAAAGATGCGAGATGCTAAAACGGATTCAACAGATCAACATTAAAAATGCCGAAATCTTTGGCAACGTTCCCAGCAGGATTCAGGTTCTGAGCTAAAGGACATTTATGGAAAAAGTTCGATTGTTTGATCCCACCTCCGAAAGTCTCAACCCATTAGGCCGTACTATCGCATCTGAAGTGTATGCTGCTCTTACGCCAATTTTTGACAAATACAAAGAACAGAACGTGTCCATGCGTGAATTGGCTTACATTGTGGATAGCGAAGTGGTTGTTTTGTCGTTGTCTAGAGTTGGAAAAAACCAATGAGCACTAACCCGTTTATTCGACTTCTGCAAAAATGGGTTTGTGAGCCTGCACGGCCGCAAACAGGCTATGAAGAAATCTGCCGGATCAAGGATCGTCTATATCAGGACATCAGTCGCTTGGAACAATTGCAAGGTAATATCACAGCGTCCGTCAATGTTGACGCCATTGTAACTGAAGTGCTGGGACCCAAACTCAGGAGAAATTCACAGTGAAAGACTTTTTAGGACAGGAACTGGCAGTGGGCGACCACGTGATAGTGGGTTCAGCATTTGGTCAACAGCGTGGATTCACTATCGGCCACATTGTGAAATTTTCTCCCAAGATGGTGCAAGTGGATACCAGTCGCTGGGACAAGAAACCCAATTCCTTCTACCCGCAAGACCTAGTCAAAGTCTCGCCTGAACAGATGACTTGGTATCTGCTGAATCGAGGAAAAAACGCATAATGGCCACTGTCTACGATCAACCGTTTCCTCTGGTAACCGAACGCAAGTATTACAAGTGGCGGTCAATTGGTGATCAGGTGTTCAGTCAATTGGGCTGGAATATCGCGCATTATGCTACCCAAAAGTACAAAGAACAGCTGGTAGACAAGCCCAAGACACTGGTACATGAAATTCATCTAGACTGTTTTGTGCTGATTGGCGATATCTGGAGCTATTCTTGCACCATTATCAATCGGTCTGTTGAAAAGAAACACCTGTGCATTGGAGGGCCACTGGCAGGCCAAATACTGGCAGGCATTCAGGCTCCGGACTACCTAGTATTCAACTCTGCTTTGGGTGCCCGCCGGAACAAAGACGACATAAAGTTCACCACTGTGCTAATCCATAATGAATTGCTAAAGAAATGAAAGACTTCCTAAATCAAGACCTAGCTGTAAACGATTATGTAATCATGATCGGATATGGAAAGAATTATCGAGTGGGAGTGATCACTAAATTCACTCCCAAAAAAGTCCGTGTGAAATTTTATGATTCACAGTGGGACACTATCCAGGCTCCCCAGCAGTTGATCAAGATGTATCCCGAACAGCTGACTTGGTGGGTTCTGACCAAAGGACAAAAATCCTAATCTCAGGTTGACACCGAGTCCACTCAACCGTTACACTGGAGTAGTATGAGCGAATCCTTTCTGTCCAACAGAATAGCAGCAAAGAAAAAGCACGACAAATATCTGGAACTGCCCGACAATAATTTTGATCGTATCGTTGACTCTTGGCTGTATTTTGTTTTGAACGAGGGAGCGGCCAACCAGGCTGAGCAAAAAGAAGCAGCTGAACGCCTCAAAGGCCGATCAAACGCGGTCAATATGTTTCTGGAAGTTGATTCCTGGAAAGAGTCAGTGATCTATGACAAGTCCATTGACAAATGGGTTTTCCGGGGCAATCACTATGATACCTTTGTCAATGCTGTGATGAGCGAGTGGAGAATCGCGTACCGCAAGCATTCTGCTGCAAAAAAGACTCTGATGGACAAAATCATCGAAGCCACAGTGGTAAAATTCTAACCCGGTTGACACGGTGCAGACTCATTTGCTACACTGTTTGAGTAGGAGATAAACATGCCCAGAATGAGTTTAGCTGAACGGCGAGCCAAAGAACAGGAACAACTGGTCCAACATCAACGTCAGGAGTGGGCTGAATTTAAGGCCAGCTATCCTCGGCGCTTGCTGAATCTGGTTTACGAATTCAGTCGTTGGCCTGAGGTGAGTGTGCGAAAAGACGCTGATCGTGATTCGTTTGTGTTCTCTCGTCCTCGATACATGAACGACAAGTGGTTTCCTGTGGAACTGCCGGAGGAATACAACTTTGAATTCATCTATGCTCTCCAAGAAGTTGAGCAGGCTGTTGAAAGTTTGATTCAGGCAGAAAAAGAAGCAGAACGTCTGTACCAGTTGCGGCAGCGGGCGTTGAGCAAACTCAGCGACGAAGAACGTCAGGCGCTGAACCTGTAACCTGTTGAAAACACTGAGCTAAAGAATTTTTGCAATTTGGTTGACTCAACTGCACCCAAATGCTAAACTAAAAGAGTAGCAGAGAACACAACACAGGAGACACACTTCATGAACAAGACGCAGAACACGATCAAACTGATGGAAGTGATTGACTTTATTCACAAGAGCGACGACGCTGCTTTGGACCAGTTGGCCAATGCGATTCAGCTGCGGCGCAACCGCAAGGCCATGGAAGTCAAGTATCAGTTGGGCATTGGTTCCACTGTGTCGTTCACCAGCGCCCGGAAGCGGGCGCCTTACACCTACACTGCGGTGATCACTGAAAAGCGCCAGACTCGCGCTACGGTGCGCATCACGGGCCCCACGTGGGGTAAATATCGGGTGGGTTCTTTGGTCACGGTTCCGTTCGCCATGCTGACGGCGGTCTAACTTCAACAATTTCAACAGGTTAGCAGCTCGGAGTATGCACTGAAAACCTATTAGCAGAGTGCATTGAGGGCGAAGTTGGCTAAGGTAAATGCTGCTAACCTGTTGAAAACAAAGGCAAAAGAAATTTTGCTTTTTGGATGACTTAACTGTACTCAAATGCTATCATAAAAGAGTAGCAGATAGCACAGGAGAACACACAATGGCCAAGATTCACATCGTTACTCAGTATTCCGAAAACTACGGCGCCCACGATTGGGACCGCCAGGGAATCTGCCCGCAGTATTGGAAGTTCAAGGGCGGCGACGACTACTTCTTCCCCTTGCCCGCTGGCTACCCGCTGGATCGTGTTGATGAACTAGTTCCGCAGATTTGGCCCCAGGTGACGTGGGACACTGATTACAGCCGCCAAACGGTGCTCAACTGGCAGGTGGTTTCGGACGATTTTCGCACTGAGTTTGAAAGTCAGCAGCTGGAGTATGACGGGCGTATTGATTTTCCTACCCAGGTGCTGACTGTTCTGGATCTGGTACTGGCCCAGAAGGGCTAACCTGTTGAAAATCAAGGAGTTGTTTAGATGATCGCGATCATCCTGCTTACCGTAACGCTGTATTTTTCTTGCTTGGAACTCATGGATGCTCTGGCTGAAAAACAGGCTCTGCATCGAATGTGTAACTTGTTCAAAACAAAGGACTTCTAACTCCTTTGTTTTCAACACCGCAGAATGCCCTAGAACAGCCTGAACTGCTCAGGGGTACTGACGTATGCTCCAGGCGCTGTCAGGCTGTTCTAGGGCACGTCAGGGCTCAGAAACTGTGAGTTCCTCCCCAGTGCAGGATCTGTTCCTGAACTGTAGGGTCAATGAAATCAACAACTTAGCTAAGTTGT